TTAAAATGGACTGATCGAGCTAATGCCGATTTGCAAACGATCAAGCGGTTCTCCAAACATGCCGGCGTATGTGTCTGTGTACTGTGGCAAACTCGTGCCATCATCACACACAATGCCGAGCCAGCCAGCCCGTTGTGTCGTCTGACTGCGGTAGTACGCTTGCTGGTATGGCTCACCAGCAGGAGTAAGAAAGATGATCTGGACTCCATCAATCGCTTCACCAGCAATACCGGCACAACCGTTGACCGTATCATTGCGATCACCTTTGGTTACCCAAGGTAGCCAACCACTATTGACTGTGTGAACACGATACTTAACGCTACCATGATTAACGCGAATGTATAGCAGATCGTGTTGGCGATTAGGCATACCAGCAAAACCGTTGTCACCAGAGCCGAAATTAGTAACCTCATCAAGCCAACTCCCACCGAGCAAGTGCAGACCGTAGCTAACGTTCACATTACCAGATACAATTGCTTGCGCACGCGTGCTTTGTGCCGCTGGTGCACTCGGGGACGGATTGACAGTAGTTGTGCCATTATCCAGATCTGCCGCTAATTTCTCCTTCGTAATACCCCAACGTGATAGATAACCATAAGGATCAGTATGATCACCCCAAATATGCTGTGTTACCCACAAATGAGACTTGATGCCAGGCGTCCCAGCACCGCCAGCGTCCAAACTAGTCGGAATGCCATATTGAGCAGCCATATCACGTGCAAGCTCAATATAAACGGCATAATCCTTCTTGAAAGTTTCGGGATCACTCGTGTGGCCCAATTCAATTTGGACCGGGCTGTTAGCATTTGCCACTGTCCCAGCGCCCCACTGAACATAGCCGGGTTCACCAACTTGATAAACCTGACCGCCATCACCCACAACAAATGCCGTATACGCAACTTCAGCAGAAATATTGTTTTTGAAGTAAGCGGCATTTGCGCGCGCGCCAGATTCTGCACCAACATCATGTAGAATAATGTAAAGCCGATTAGCTACTTGCGATGAGCCTTCATTTGCACCCAAAGCAAATTCTTTGTTGATGGTATAACTCATACTATTTTGCCTCCTCGTTAGGCTTAACAATTTGATAAACGCCAACGGATGCTAAGCCTGACAACAAACCGGCTAAAGCATATGAACCTAACAACGATAGATGACCGAATGCCAGCGCCCAACCGCCAGCCAATAAAATACCCGTTAAAATTGATAGAACGGGTAGCAGCTTGCCTTCTGCCGGCGTGTATCGCTTGTAAAGTTCTGTAAATCCTGTTGTGATCGGGGCAATGATTGACGCAATCGCTAGTACCTGAAGTAGTTCATTTTGCATATCTTAGTTCCTCCATTTCTTTTGTCAACTGTAGGTTTTTCTTTTTCAGCTCTTCATTTTCTTCTCGGAGCCTGTCGTTATCTTTATTTACCCTGTCGTACATGTCCTCAAGCTCATCATGCCTGTTCTTCCGTTTACCCTCGCGGTAGGTCAGATAAGCAATAAGCGTTGGAACGATGGTTGCAATGTATGGAGTAGAATCGACAATAATTTTAGTTATCGCTGCTGTCACGGCTGTCACTCCTTCGTGCCAGAATCAGCACAAAGGCTGTTATGATCGCATTGCTGATCCAATTTGAGTAGATTCCAGTTGAGATTGAGGTCAGGAATTGCAGTATTGTCAAGAACGACATTAAAAAGCTGGTAGTCGTAAGCAACAGACGATTGGTTATTGCAAACTGTGTTTCCCATAGCACCCAACCCCCAATCCCGAGCCCATCAATGACAAACAAAAACCCCACAATGTCATCGTTTAACCAGTCAGAGTAATGTGGGGGCCAGATGAAATAATGGTCATTGATGATTAGAAATAAGCCAATGGCAACCATGCCAATGGCGAGTGCTGTGTGTGTCGGGTGATCTCTGATTTTGTTAAGCATATTAATCACTTCCTATTCTAGGATCACATTAAGTTACGATGGAAATGGATCATTGGTGAAGTAAACACATGTTGTAACCCACCAGCTACCCGCATCGGAAACTTGTGATGTGAAACTGTTAGCTGTTATCTTCACTTCAAGGCCACTTTTGGTAAAACTGTAGTGTCCATTTATGGATATTGAAGAAGGAGAATATCCAGCGGGGATAGCAACGATTGAATAGCCAGGTTGCATTGTCCCTAATCTCACATCAAAGCACACAATAACCACGTTGCCTTTTCGTGAGAAGGATATATACCCCTCGGCGTATCCAGTTATTTTTGACTTATCTGCAATGGTCACGCTTATTTCTTTTGAAAGTGTATCTGTATACAACTTGGAAGAAGACAACGTCGCACTATCTTGCGTATCTGCATATGTCTTTGCTGCAGTCAGAACGGTTGCATCTTGCGTATCTGCATATGCATTTGCGCTTGCAAGGGTCGCGGCGTCTTTATTATCAGTTTCTGATTTGTTGTAGAAATCTCCTTGATTGTAGGCATTAAGAATCGTCTGAACGCTAGTGTTCATTGCATCTATTTTCTGCTGTAAAGATTGCAATGTGCCATCAATAATGGTGATGTAGTCATTGGCTTGCGCATGGGTGATGTCTACTGCTTTCTTGATGATGAAGGCCACATCAAATGTCGATTCGGTACCCGATGTGTCTGAAAAGCTAAAGTATGCAGTCACGATTTTCCCGGGAACAGAAGACAGTGCGTTTGGCACTTGATAAGTGAATTCACCGCCAGAAGCATTGACGATATTGAATCCGGTGCTGTCAGCAATTACCGCTTGGCCATCAGCCGTATTAGCTTTGAACATTGGCGTGAGGCCGCTAAGCGATACAGGAACACCGTTGTCCATCAATATGGCATCAATCACCACGGCGCCCGTTTTGTCTCCCTGCCGCAAATATACAGGCTCAGGCGCGATGGCGTTTTTTGAATCAAGAGTTACTTTGTACGTTCTGATTGCCATTTGGTATCAGTCCCTCCATTTTTTCCAAATCTTCATAAGTGTCTTTTGTATCAACGAGGCGCTGATCCTCAAACCCTCGGCGCTTGCCCTTAAGTTCCCAGCCAAACGCTGAATCAGGTCTGTCTGAAGAAACGATAAAGTAGTCTTTGCCACGTTCAGAAACCCAGAAATGCGCATCAGTGTAAGCTGTCAAGAATACTTGGTAAGACTTATCTGTATTAATCAAGTCAAAAACGAGCGGATCAATGTCCACTCGCGCTGTTTTGTCTTCTCTCGTTTTGCCCTCGCCAATATCGCCGACATAGTTTTCTGCAAGCTCGTATGCAGGAGTGGCGCGAATACCGTCACGGGTGACCTGAGCAGCGTTTTTGGACCCGTTGTAGACAGTGAAATTGCCAAACACTTTTACTTCTGAACTAGTGGCATCGATTCGATGTGTAAACTTACCATCGCTTCCAAAAGCTCCAATATTGACACCATCGAGTGACCCTAACCACAGCAGATTGTCAGCTTGAATCACGCCATCGGACAGAAATTTAAATCTTGTGTTTATTTTCCCATAGAGAGAGAGTTGTGGACTGTCATGTGTTGATGAGCTTGGTATCGCAAGTATTTCAGTTGACACCCCAGATGAATTAGTTTGAGATAAGCTCAACGTATGGCCTTCGAAATTGTTGATCGTACTACCGCTGGTGTTTTGGTTGATCCCAGATACAAGATCATCACCCTTTAGCAATTCCATGGCGCCGCCTTTTAGGCGAATCGTATATCCGCTGGCAGCATCTTTGGTTTCATACGTAATACCAGAAATAAGATTGCCAAATAGTCGGTCAGCAACAACACCATCAGCAGTGATGGCGCTTTTGAACGTTTGACCCCCGTCAGTAGACACGCCAATGCCAGCACTGTTTAGAATCACAACTTTGTTGGAGTCTGATTTGTCTACAGCAATAATCCCCTGATCAGTAAAATGTAGCTCAGTTCTGGCAGCCAGCAAGTTGTTAGTCGCTAACTGTACCTGTGATGTTAGCCACTCATTAGGCATTGGAATCTTGCCAGCAGCTACGTTAGACAATGTTGATTGTGATGTCTTCTGCTGTTCGGCAAAGGACAAACTACCGCATTCGACCTCTGTTTTGGTTCGTGTGCCGCGAATATCATAATCACTGGTTACTTTGATGATTCGAACCTTATCACTGAAGTTAAGGTTCTCATCAATCACTGTGATGTAGTCACCGGGGTTTGCCATCGCGTATTTATAGCCGACAGATTGCAAGTCAACAAGGTTAAGCGTTAGTGAGATTGCCCAACTCTTGTCAACTTTTTCTTTCACAGCAGCAAGCAAATTGTTGGCAACCGTATAGCGCTCATCAGCAACAGGAACAGCTTCAATGGCACCAAATTTAGGATAGTAGTAATCATATAGGGGCGACTTGTATTCAACTTCCAGACGCTTACTCGTGGTGTCGTCAGGATTGCTATATGCACCATAACCGCGGCCATAGGTGGCAAAACTTGTGTTATCAGTCTGAATCTCAGCTGTGTCTAAATTGAACTTTTTACGAACGATTGTAGACAGATCAGACCCCATGGCTGGCACGACATGAACTACTGTGTCCTCAACGGAGAACTCAACATTTGCTTGATCGATGATGTCATTGAAGAGCGACAGACGGTCACTCATGCCCCAGTCTTGCTTTTCAAACGCCGTAACTGAGGCCGTGTTGTCATACGTGTACCCAGTGCCAGCAAACAAAGCGTCAAGATAGCTGGCGAACGGGTGTGATCCATTCCATTTTTCATAAAAGCCTGTCTTGCTCATCTTGTAAAAGAATGACTGAACCGCGCTAAAAGCAACCGTGTTCTCTTTGTCATTCTTTGTGTACGTGACAACAACATATTCTTCATCAAGGAATGATAACGTCCAGCCCTTGGCGATATTTGCTTTGACATCTTGGCCAAAGTAAATCGTGCCAGACAATGACTTCTCACCATTAACCGCGTCAGTCTTCTCAATCTCACACTGGGCCTGATATTCATTATTCTCAACGTCTGTGAATGTAATCAATAATCACGCCTCCTATGCGTATAGATTTTGGAAACCAAGGATCTTGACGGATCCGGAAACATTGCAAGTGATCTTATTCGGCTTGTCTGGTTGCAAAATAAAATAGGCCTTGTTCGTCTTGCTGACGATACTTAGCCCATTTTGCGTGTAACTAAATCCGTTCAGCAAGATTACATCACCAGCGGCAACAGCATTGCTAGAAGTAGCCTCAGTATCATCTATTTTGAACGACAATGAGGACGCTGTCCCAGTTGCGGTTAGCTGAACGGCGAATCCTTGTTCGAGCTGATTGCATGGAACTGTCCCTCGGTACGGGACGTTGCTGCTAACATCAATATCATTCGGCGGTGTTTCACCATAGGGCAGCTTCAACGTTTTGAATTCGGCTGTCAGCTTATACAAGAGTGTCCCATTGACGTTGCCAACAAGTTCCATTTCAGGTGCCTCAGTGTAGACAAGGAACCGCTTGTGGGACGGATAGTTGCTCAGCTTATCGTAGTAACCGCCAGACGTATCACCCGGCCTTTCCATCGCCACACTGGGCGTTGTTTTAAGTTGGGTGATGTAATACCCGTCTGGATCTGAAAGTAGCGCATACAGCTTCTCACGAAGTGTTTCTTCCTCGTCTATGTCGTCAGCACGGTAGTAACCGGTGATATTGATTGTCTTATCTGTGTGCCAGCCTCCAAAATCAATGTTGCCGTTTCGCTGATCGAGCTGCTTGCTGTTTCGAGTGACCGATGGTGCTGATTCCTCGAAGTCGGTTATCAATACCTTGTATTGGCTCAGGTAGTGCCGGCTACCATCAAGCTTTTCAACTAATAGATCCATGTACTACCCTCCAATCGGTCGAAAGTAGCTGCTAACGGCTGCGTCATTAGCGTCCGCTTCCTTGACTATGCTGTTAATGCCGTTCTTATCAACGTTGTTTTGGACGTAGATGTTAGGCGTGATTCGTTCACTTGCATCAATTGACTGAGTGACGTCTCCAGAGCTGAACTGTGCACCGGCCATGGACAAGTTGCTGATATTTGCCGACATGTTTTCAGAAATATCGCTTGCCATACCGGAAACTGTCTTTTGAACAGCCCCGAATGATTTTTGCAGCCCTTGATTCAAGCCACCCATGATTGCATTACCAGCGGGGATCAAGAGCTTGGCATCGTAGCTGATTGGGCCTTTATGCTTACGAATCCAAGAAGCAATACCACCAACAAAGTCTTGAACCTTACCCCATGCGGCCTTTAACCCGCTGAAGAAGCTGTCCATGATAGCACGTCCAGCATCTAGCAAGTTGAAGTGCATTAATGCATTGAAGCCATTCTTGATGCCATTGACGACATTTGAAACGATATTAGTGAACCCGTTCCAAATATTCCTCGCTCCGTTGACAATATTATTAGCGGCATTTATTACGGTTGACTTAATGTTATTCCATGCAGACGAGAAGAATGAAGTAATGCCATTCCACAGTCCCGAAAAGAACCCTGGCAAAGCATTCCAAATGTTTTTGGCTGTGCTTACAGTGCCATTCCACAAACCAGATAGAAATGAAACGATGCTATTCCAAATGGATTCGGCAGTAGAGACAATACCGTTCCACAATCCGCTAAAGAATGAACCGAGCGCATTCCAAATTGCAGAAGCTCCTGAAACAATCCCGTTCCACACTGACTCAATTACCGATGTGAATAGATTCCATGCTGTTTGGGCATAGGTGACAATACCGTTCCAAATACCGCTGAAGAATTGAACTAATCCTGTCCAAATTTGACCAGCGGCGGAGACAATGTTGTTCCAAATCAATTGAAGATCTGAGCTAAGGTTATTCCAGCCACCACTAATGAAGTCAAGAATAATTAGAATTGGCCCCATAATTACTGACTTAAGCAGATTCCAAACACCTTTTGCGATATTAACAATTCCGTTCCAAATCGAAGTTAAAGCAGGACCGAAAGTATTCCAAATGTTAGTCGCCACGGAAACAATGCCATTCCAAAGCCCGGAGAAGAATGAACTGATTCCTCCCCAAACAGAAGTGGCAATATTGACAATGCCATTCCAGATTCCAGAAAGAAATGATGTTAGCCCATTCCAAGCACTCGTGGCACCATTAACAATGCCAGTCCATAAATTACTGAAGAACGTAGTTACTGAATTCCAACCGTTTTGAACTCCCTTAGCGGCATTACTGAAAGTTTGAGTTATACCGTTCCACAACCCGCTGAAGAATGAAGCCAGACCATTCCACATACTCTTGAGCCCCGAAACAAACTCAGACCAGATCTTTTGGCCAGTTTTTGTTTTGGTGAAAAAGTATGCAAGTCCCGCAACAACCGCAGCGATAGCGGCAACCAGTAGTACCCACGGGTTTGCTGCTGAAACGGCTTGAAGAACCTTTTGTGCTGCTGCAGCAATTTTGCTATTCTGCGCCATTAAACTGAGCCCTGCCGCAGCATCCTTGCTACCAGATACAATTCTGGTGAGTAATCCGCCCACTTCCAAAGCGTTTCCAAAAGCAGAAAATGCGTTTTTTGCAATTCCTACCACAGTAATAACGCTTTTAAATGCTGATACCGATGCTACTAATGGCAAGAGCCAATCTTTATTTTGTCCTACCCAAGCAACAATTGATTTCAGAGTGTTGAAAATAGACTTCGCTACTGGTGTAAATGACTTAATTGCTTGAGAAGCGATCGCCATTCCTGCAGTGACTGCGCTTGCTGCTTGTTTTATCCAGCCCGAAATGTTAGTCCCAGTAACAGATTTAATGAAATTATCAACCACCGTCAGCATGTTTGCGGACCCGCGCACAACGGCAGTCTTTAAGTTTGCGAAAGATGATGAAATACCGGCTGTAGAATCAAGGGCAATCTTGTGAAGCGACTGCATTCCACCACCACCGTTTTTGTCCATATTGATCAATGCTTCAGAAAATTGATCTGCGCTAACTTTTCCGTTTGATAGGGCATCTTTCAGTTGGCCAGAAGTCATTCCCATTGACTTTGCTAATGCTTTTAGGGCTGGACCCATGCCATCATTAATCATTGAATTCCAAGTTGCTGCAGTAATTGTGCCACTCGACAAGTCTTGCGACAATTGCTGAACAGCAGAGCTTGCTTGCGCTGAAGAACCACCAAAGCCTAACACCGCATCATTGACAGCGCTGAACACTTTTTGCCCTTTTTGCACGTCACCAGTTGATGCAGCCATTAATTCCATTCCTTGAACAGCTTGGTCCAGACTAGTTGGAAGTCCCATGATTGAATCGTTAAGGCCGCTCATCGCTTTTTTGGTATCTGTAGTAGCGAACCCCATATTTTTAAAAGTACGATTAGCGTTGTTGAGTGTATCGAAACGACTGACAATTGATGTTGTCATAGATCCCATTGTCTGCAGGGCTTTTGTGACAACTCCGGCACCTATTCCGGCCAAAGCTCCCATCTTAAGAAATGATTTCCCACCACCTAAAACTGAACTGGAAGCACTATCCGTGGCGCTTGCGGTCTCACCTTTCAATTGTTTCATTGCACTCTGATATCCACCAATATCAGCAGTGAATGATGCGACAACGTTTGCCATTAGCTACCACCTCCAAATGCGGCATTGAGTTTCTTGATCATTTCTACATCAGGCTTTCTTATGGTACCGTTGCCATTACGTTTGAGTATCTTTTGTTCGGCCTTATCAATGTTCTTGTAGCCAGTCTTCACTGATCGCTTAGGGTTCTTCGCGTTCTGGATATTGGCAATATTGACAGCAAGCTCCATCAGGTCGCGTCTCATATCGACATCATGCAAAAAAGACCCTTCCAGAATTGAACGGGCTTCCCAAAAATATAATCGAAATGGCATATCGGGATCATATATCCCGTGACGGGCAAAGTCGGTTAAGAGAGACTCTTCTTGACTTCTTCCAGGGTATCCTTTAGCAGTGCCTTCTTGCCCTTTTCCTCTGCCGTCATGTCTTTCTTTTCCATCAGCGAGATTCCGTATTTCTCGTTCAATTTCAGCCATTGTTTCATCTCGCGTCGGAAAAAAGCCGATTTATGCAATTCCTCAACCACTTCATCATAAAAGGCATCGGGGTCTGGCTGTGCATCAATTGCAGAAATAATATCTGCATCAGTGTATTTTTCTGGCAGCATCGACTTAATCGCATTAAACAATGCCGTTACATTTCCGGTCACAAATCCAAGCCAAATGCTGCTGGCACCATCGTCTGCGTTTGGCTGTGAGCTAAATAATTTGTTAGCTCGAAATAGTGCCTTAAAATTAAACTTTAATTCGACTTTTTCGTTCTTCACTTGAATTTCTAACATGAATATCCTCCTAGATTGTCGTCTCAGATCGGCCGTAGCCTACTCGTCTCTGTGTGCAGTGTGCTAATTAAGGCAGAGAAGTGGTGGTAGTCGTTGTGGTAGCACTGCCATCTGCAAACTCGCCTGCTTTTTCGCCTGGACGTTCGAATGCATAGAGCTGGTCGAGCATTGCAACCTGTTCATCAGAAAGTGGGAACGTTCCCGGTGTGCCGTCTTCGTTCTTGTCAGCAAGTTTGCCGATAATGTTCAAAGTAAAGTCAATCTCGGAGAAACTGTCTTCATCTGAAATATCGGCACTATCAACAACACCGTAACCAAACATTGCTGGATAGGCCTTGTGGTCGTCTTCAACAACTGCCAGCCGTTCGTCAACAATAACACGCCATACTTTAACTTGACGGCCGTTGTGCTTGGCATCAATGATGATTTCATGCGATTTGTCACCCGGGACCATGTACGTTGTCAGCTCGATACTGTCTTCGTTGGTGGATGCGGCAATGATACGGCCCATCTTTGTTTGTTCATCAAGTGAATCACCTTCGATACTTGTATCGCCGGACTCTTGGTGAGCCGGCAAAATTGCAGGACTGCCAATCGGTGCTACTTCTGGGTTTGTTGATTGGATAAAATACCAAACATCTTTACCACGATAAGGTGTGTCTTTTACAAATTCGATACCGTTATTAATAACTGCCATTTTAATAATCTCCTTCTAGATTAATTAGAAGCATGCAGCGGCGTAATGGTGTGCTCTCGCCCATGCTTGTGTCGATTGAATTAGATGCCGTTAATGACTGCCATCGTGTCACCTTACTGAGTGACCACTTAACTTTGCGAACAAAGTCCTCCCACTCAGCCGGTGGCGTGTCGATGCTGTCGTAGATGTCAATCTGCTGACCAACACGCGATAGCGTCCCCGTCTTAGATGACATGTCAGCATCAACGTGAACGTTCACGAAAACCAGTGGTAATGTGCTATTAGCGTCTGGCTGAACGAATACAGGATTGAGGCCGTCAGCAGTTAATTGTGTTTGCACATCTTCGTACCATTGAGATAGTGTCATTTGAATGCGGCTACCTCCTTCAACTTGTCCATTGTCGTTTTAATGAAAAACGATTGTGCTGCTGAAACCGCTGGGCGCATGAATGGCTCCGCTGACATTTTGTAAGTGCCAAATTCAACAAATGATGAATAGTCAGCTTTTGCATTGACAGTCCCGGTTACAGATGTAGCTGTCTTCTTAACTGGCTCAACGCTGATGTTATTTGCCATGTATCCAGTTCTTTTAGGGGCAACTTGCTTCGCTGTGGCTTGCACCTGGCCAGTAGTGATCTTCATCGCTGATGATGCGGCTTCAATAGTCGCTACGGCTGTTGTGCTTAGTTCTTCCATCAGTTTGTCCAGCCCTGACCATGTGACATTGGTATTAGCCATTGCTTGCACCTCCAGACACGATGAATACGGTTGACTTGCGGTTCACGAATGTCTTGTTGATCGTCCATTTGACACCGTCAAGCTCGATCTCGTTCACAGGCAATGCAGGATTCTTTACGTGAATCTCGTAGGCCATGGTGTTCACAAGACCGTATACAGACAATTCTTGTGCACTGGTGATTGGGATTGTCAGGCAAGTAACCGTATCACGCGTCTCTGTTGGTCTGTCATGCAGCGGATCAGCGGGCGGTACCTTCCTAATGAGGGTGATTCGATTGTTATATCTCATACGAACCTCATTCCCGGACGGCGGCTTTGCGATGACTCACGGTAGACATCGAGGGCGTCAGCATACTTAGATAAATCGATGGCTTCCCATGTGTTAGATACGTTGCCTTCGGTGCCACTTTGCTTGCCTTCGTCGCCAATGCGGTTATACATCTTCACCACAACGTCCTTGATTACCCACGTAACCGCATCCGGAACAGTCTGATTGACAATACCGTCTTGGTTGATATAAGTCAGTACACGTGCTGTGGCGTCTTCAATCAGATCAGTCAACAAGTCATCTTGCATTGTATCGGTTAAACCAATACGTAGCTTTACACTGTCTAAAATCGCCATCATTTCACCGCCTTTACTGCTTGCACGTACTTGTATGAGCACTTTGTCTTGTCTACGAAGCTCAAATCGTCTTCAAATGGCGTTCTGTTTACATACTGTCCTTTGAAGAACAAACGTTTGTCATTCACAGTCACACCTGCGTTGTGCATGATCTTAGCTTGATTCCATGTTTTGACTGGGTCAGTAGCCCAACAAAAATCGAGCTCATCACTGATGACGGGTCCGATGTTGAAGTACATCATGTTCCACAACTGTGACCACATTTCTGCGGTCCATTTCTGGATATTGCTGTCGACCGTTTGCAGGTATTGCCACAGTCGGTTGCTGTCGGCATAAACCTTTCGCCAGTATTCCGCGGTTGGGTGGCTAATGATCCATTGAGCACCACCAGAATTGTGGTTGATTGTCTCAAGCGAAGCTAACGTAACCCCGACAATATCAGCCATGCGTTTCAGAATCTCTTCTCCGTGTTCGCACTGCTTGATATAGTCAACACTGATATAGCTAAGGGTGTTGCTACACAGCCAACGATCAGGCTTTGCTTTCAGCTTGCGGAAGTCAGGACGCTTGCGAAAAATGACATCGCTGTCGAAGTAGAAATAGTCTTCATTCTTACGCTCATGGTCTTCTGCAAGATATTGCCACCAAAGCCAAGGCTTCACAGATGGAATATATTGCTTGTCTGCGCGCTTGTCGGTATACGTGTGTACTTCTACGCCATATTTGCTGGCAAGCGTTTCTGGCACCTTAGAATCATGCACAGTGAAGAGCAAAACGACATCTTTCATGTCAAACCCGACACTTTGCAGATTGGTTAGGCAGACTTCCAACTCCCACTCAAAACGTTTGATAGCGGGTTGACATAAAATAAGCTTCATTCTGTCCTCCAATCAGCCGCCCGGTTTCCCGTACTGTCCCATTTCGATAGGCGACTTGCATCAGTCAACTAGGCTTGTGAAGTGGTTGTCGTGGTAGACGGTGCCACAGTCGAAGTCGTGGTAGTTGCTGACGTCCCGGCAGTGAAGATTGCCTGACGGTTGTCATCACTGATCCATTGACCTGCCTTGCCAGCGCCCTGAAGGGCAACACCCGCAAAGTTCTCGGATTGAATCGTCCGAACAACGTTAATACCCGTGAACGCACGGCCAATGTTATCAGGCGAGAAGATGATGGCCTTGCCAGCCATGTAGCGCGTAGGCGTCTTGGTGACAACAATGTCACGGAAACGCACGATGCCGTTTTCATCGATGTTCACAGCAGACCCTTTGGAGCTGGTTACCAGCTGGTGGTCGATGATTGCGTTGTAAACTTCGGCAGTAACGTATGCACGAACTGGGACAACGACTTCCAAGTCAGTATAGCGTTCGGAAGCTTCCTCAAATACCTTGTTTACATCAGTAACAGCACCAAGATCAGCCGCAGTACTTGCAACCAAGTAGGCGCCCAGCTTGCCATTGAACAGCCGTGTCTTAGCCTGTGCTTGCAAGTTCAGGCGATCAGCCACTGCAGAGTTCAAGTCTGTGTTGACGGTGAGTTGGTCGATACCTTCGTTGAAACTCCAGCCGAAGGAATACGGTACATCAATGTCACTGTAGATGATCTCTTTCATTGGCCCGAAGCGATTTGAATTGCTGGTGCCAGTGCCAAACGCAACGTTAGGATCGGTGTTGTAGTTGCCAACAGCAACAGGCACATCATTTGCCTTAACACTGAATGCGATCGCGTTGTTTTGAATGCCATCGAGTGCTTGCAAACCACCAAACGTTGGGGTGAATGTGCTTTGCACGCCGAAGACGGTTTGCATCAAGCCAATAAACTGCTTTTGGTACGTACGTACTGGTAAATTGTTGTTTTCTGTAGCCATGATTAGCTACCTCCTATTTCTTTTTGTATTGTGCCATGATTTTATTGAATGGATCGTCAGCACCATCAAGGGCAGAAGCACCATTCTTAGGCGGATCAGTTTGCAGCTTAGATTCAACCTGCTTGTTGACCGTCTCTTGAATAGACTTGCCGAGTGTTTCAACAGCCGACTTGATCTTGTCTGCATCACCCAAAGCAACCAGCGAATCGGCCAGTTCACCGGGCAATCCCTTATCGACCAACAGTGACTTGGTACTTGCAGATAATTCGCGCTGATTCAGTTCAGCTTCACGCTTGTCCAAGGCCGCTTGACGTTGTTTTTCCAGTTCTTGTGCCTTCTCATCGGCCGACATCTTAGCCAGCCGTGCGCCTTCGCTCTTGGCATCTTCGAGCGCCTTAGCCTGTTCTGCTTGCCACTTGGCCTTGGCCGTCTCAAGTGCCTTAGCTGCGCGTTTATCGGCTTCACTGTCTAGCTGAGCCTGCGTATATGTGGTTGGTGCCTGAGTGGTGGCTTCGGTTGTCTCGACTTCTTCTTGAGTTTGTGTTTCTTCTGCCATGATGGTTCCTCCTGTTTAGCCCAAAACGAATAGACGTGCTTAACGATCCCAGCCACGCCACAAAGCCCAGCCACGGTCACACGTCTTTCACTTCACGCTATTATTTTTGAGTAGTTTAGGGACTTGCTCGGGTCACGAGATTACTTTTCTACGGGTTCGTAAGTTTCTTCAAAGATGTCAGGCTTGCACGGATAGAATTCGCCATGAACGCCCTTGATGATGTAATCGCCAACTTGAGCGGTCATAACGCCTTCAAGTGTTGGAATCTTCAAAACTGGGTTATCCGGGTCTTCATATGACACGTTAACCGGATCTAATCCAAGGCCATCATTGATCTTAATTAGTGTATCTGGATCGTCAGCAAACTGAACAGTTTCAATTTCAACTGGCTTCTTACGATATTTCATAGCATTTCCTCCTGACTCTGGGATCTGAACTGGGCAATTAAGATATTTGTGGCAATTTTGTGGGCCTCATCATTAGTCTTGCCGTTATCCATTGCCTCTTGGAGCGCAATCATATATTCATTAGTGATCATCTTAAATGCTTGAACCGTCTGATCGTCCATAATTAGCCCTCTCATTGCAAAACTTGTATATTTGCCGATATCAATATTTTGTTTTGGCATGATTTCCTCCTAATCATCGTCCACTTCATCACCAGAATCATACGCAGCCCATGAGCAAAGGCAGTTAGGGTGAGCAGGTATCATGCCCTCGGCTTGCTTCAACGTGTATACTTCTCCGCTGTGTTGCAAGCAGATGTCACATGCGCCCGAGTTGATGACCCAAACAACTTTCTTGTATCCAGCTTCACGCGCATTCACAATGCTTTGGTGTCCCATGACACGATCACTTTCTGTTCTAATGATTCGGTCTGACTGATATTTCATGACACCAAACTTATTGCGAAGCGCAGGGCTTTGTGTGATTGGATTGCTGTGCGTCAGCAGTGCATTCTTCATCATCTTTTTGAGATCACTACGCAAGGCATCTTGGTTCGACCATATGCGGTCACTCCACGTGGCACCATCGAACATCTTATTGATTACTGATAAATCCGCTTTGATATGCTTGCCGTAAATTGATGACCCCAGCTTGGCAGTCTGCTTTGCCAAATCGCCAAGAGTGGTACCAATATAATCTGCAACCTTAATGGCCACTGCTGTTGAGTATACATAGGCAGCATATGACAGCAGTTCATCGTTATTGGCAACTGGTTTCTGTTGAACGCCTGCTGACCGAGCATCTCGATCAAGCTGTTCTTTCCGTTCTGGATCGTAGTAACGCGAATCATCAGCATGCGTGTAGTCTTCGTGTTTCTCGTTGAATGCATACCAGAACGCCATGAACGCGGCAGTGTATTTGGCAACATCACTTGCTATCTGGCGGTGCTGCTTGTCCTGTTTGTCCGCGAACGCTTTGATCCGTTCCTTGGGTGTTTTCGTCATTGTTTGTCAAATCCTCACTGTAGTCGCTATTTGCTCGTTGCTTGGCAATCATGTCAGTAATCTCTTGCGGGTCAGTGACACCGGGTGCGAATCTGTAAAGATATTCTTGTGGCAATGTCGCACCCGCAGCAACAAGCGCTTGAATCTGCGTGATGTCGTCTGTTGGCAAGTTGTCGCGGAACGTGAACTGAATCGTGTTAGGATCCGTCTTCATGCCGCCTGACACGCTATGATCCAATGCATAGATGATTGAATATCGTCGATACAATGACTTCTCAAACATTCTCCGCTTGATTGCCGCCAGTTCCACGGTGCCAAGCAACTTGTACTTCATCGCAACGCCCGACACGTTAGACGCAAAGTTGCTGTCGGTCAGATCTGGTGTGTGGCTGAACTTGTGAATATCGTCTGCAACACGCTTCTTGTACGCTTCGGTTCCGCTGACGTCATACTCTTTGTTGATGTATTTTGCGTCAACGCTCGTCTGCTGACCGGTTGCTGTCATTCGAGACTTGAGCAGCAGCATGTTGGCGTCTTTCTGTTCCTTGATCAGCTCTAGCTTGTCCTTAGCCAGCGTCTTCATTGCTTCGGGATCGTTGGGGTCAACACCGCTTAGAAGCGTGCTACCGTTGAATAATGCATCAATATCGCCTGTGATGACCAGCAACGCATCATTCAAGTCTGTCATGTAGTTAGCAGTATCAGACTGTGCCGAATCGTATAGGTCAATCAGTGAGATCACGTGTTCGAAGTCTCCTGTTCGGAACCGGTTATTGTCATACTCGACAACGGGGAATACACGAATGATCTCGCTGTGATCAAAGTACATTGCGCCACCAACGGTAGTTGGCTTGTAAACATCATGCTCTGTCGCTGTCCATGTTTCGGGGATGATGTCAATAATCGTCTTGTTGTTATCGTCAACTAACTCTACCGAATGATAGCGAACAGCCATGATTGGCTGCGGATCAACATCAAGCGAGTAGATGACGAACGTGTCAAGCGGATCTAAACGGACACAGTGCTCGATTGAGTCACTACCGTAGTAAACATACTCGTAAGCACGTCCATATCGCGTCATGTCAAGAAACAGATCATAGTTGAGCGCGTCTAGGTCGTTCACCCGTGTGATCTTGTCAAGCCGCTGGTCGTCTTCATCAAGCTTCACATTAATCGGATTACCGACTGAATATGCCGTTTGGAAATCAGCAATGTACTTGCCAAATGAATGAACGGCTCGATGGTCTGACTTGCCAGTTTCAATGCGCCGCGACTGTGGACTTAGAATGTCTTCATTTTGGCCCTTGTAGTATCGGTCAAGCTTTTTTAGCCGTGGAAGCTGATATTCGTGATGGTGGAAAATGAACTTCATGATCCGATCCGGAGTGAGGTTCGCAATGTCTTCCTGATACAGTAAGTTTGATTCTTCAAATGGATCCATCATGTCACCCCAATCCTAGATTTTTAATTGTCTGAATGCGTTCTTGGTTGCTCATGTAATGGCCGGCAGTTCTGAACATAAACGGCTCCATCGCATACCGTAATGCATCAATTGCATGGTTATTAGCATCGACTGGCGTATTCGTCCAGTTGTCAAACTTGTCTTTTGAATAAACGTAGGTGTTGAATTCTTCCAGTAGTCCTTTAACACGCGGATGAACCACAAAATGGTAAGACTGCATATACTGAATGCCCTGTGAGACGCTGTCTTTGCCCTTACCAGCACCTATGATGTTCGGCACACCATATACACCTGACAACTCTGATATGAGCCTTTGCTCGGCACTATCAGCCGTTATCTGCAATCCGTAGCCCTTGTGTTGCCCAATAGCCTCAGCAATCTGCTGTGTCAGCATTCCTTGCTGATAGAACTCGTCGTAGATATACACGACTCTGTTCTGCTGATCGATTGCCATAAACTCGCCTGCTGTCGGGTCGTGTTTGAACCCGAAGTCAAGACCAACCGCTTTTGGCAACGCTGCAATGTCTTCCGCGTTGAAGTCACGCTGCTCGAATAGTCCATCAAACACAAGCCCTTCTGCAATGCCCCAGTCACCATATACGGCAACACGAGCACGATTAGGATTGCGCTTAATCATGTCCTTGAGGCTTGCGATGTAATCGTCATCAAGATATGGATTGTCCTTGTATGTGGTAGTGAACGACTTAGATCGTGGGTTCTTTGTGTCTTCATCGAAGAACTCACGCTTAAGCCAATGCTGATCACTCCACGGGTTGAATGTGATGATTGACTGGTAATAGCCATCAGGGTCGTTGATCTCGCCACGCATGGTTTCTTCAACGGTCTTGAATGCGTCTAGTGATTTCAGCTCATAAGCCTCTTCCCACCATGCACGAGCAAGCACGCCAGTTGTTGGCTGCAATGAAGTAACGGCCAACGGCTTGTCCATGCCACGAAAAAACACCTTCTGGCCGGTTGGCTTAAAGGTGATTTCTAGTGGTGACAATGTGAACTTGAACAGGTCGTAAACGCCCAGCCTAAATGCTGCTTGCTGGATAGTTGAATACGTCGAATCTTTGTTCGTATATGCGTATTGGCGAAGCACAATCCAATTGACGTAAGGGTGCAATATTATCTGCATAATCACATCTTCAGCAACAGAAAACGACTTACGCGATCCACGACTGCCTTTGTATGTCAGGTAACGTGTTCTGTCATTGTAAAGCGGTGCATAAGCCTTTGGGACGATTGAATCCAGATCGATATTAATCTGCACTGTCATCGCCTCCGTCTTGATGAATTGGCTTGATGTTGATTGTGATGTTGCTCGTGTCTTCGCTCGTTTCACGTTTGGCCTTGGCTTCCATGATGTCAGCCTCAGCTTTAGACTTGCGAACATCGGCCTTAGTTTTCTCAATATCAGTAATAATCTTCGTTAACTGAGCATTGAGCAGCTCATCATTACCAGGGTAACGCTTKAGCAATTCKCGTCCTGCTGCCATGCGGTCTTTGATGCTTGGMTCGTTTTCRACAGACTCTGCGCCATCCGGAGTGCTAACTATAATTGTCTCTTTTGCCTCTCCACGAAGTACTGTGGTGAAGTATTGAAGCACCTCAGCAGCCTTGGCAATCTTGTCAGACTCGATGCGTTTCATGCGCTCATCGATGGCAGCTTTAATGTTAGGTTTTGTTAGGTTTTCTGCACCGGCAAACCTAGCCGTTCTTTTGCTGTATCCTGCTTCTAGTGCCGCTTTGGTGGCATTGCTATCAGCAATATAAGAATCAACGAACTTCTTCTGTTTTGCTGTCAGTCGCATTACATATCACCACACCTCCCGCGCTTTTTCTTGTCTTCCTTAGCTTTCTTATTTTGGCGCTCTTCTCTTGGCAACTTCTCGATGATGTATTTTTCTGTTCCGCAGACGTAGCCGTAGTCTACTCTTCCCATACGCTTAGTTGAGCTCATAAGTGCACCTCAATCGCGTGTCGTCATAAACGAACGCATACAGCAGATGCTTTCCCGTGGTGAAGCCATTCTTAATCTCATAGGGATCATTTGGCTTTGCTGTTCCAAGCTGGCGCCACATAATGCCACGATCATCTTTAAACCGCTCACTATGATAGTGGCCTGAGTGAAGCTCGTATGTTTTTGCCATGTTGAATATCTTTTTGTACTCAAATGGAAAAAGTCCTGTCAGCTTGTCCTTGGCTACATCTCCGTGGGCGAGCATAATGCCAACATGCCCTAGCAAGTATGCACAGCGCCAGTCGGTTGCCGGATTACTGTCATTGAGATCAACGTGTACTTGTGGATAGCGATCTATCAGTGCATAAAGAAAAGCGTATTCGAGATCACCTGAATGGTTACCGAACACGCTCTTGATTGA